TCTTTCATCGGTTCTTGGGGGGTTGAGGGGTCCACTTATTGCGGGAGAGGAGCTGGGTCCACAGTTCGCGGATGCCGGCCTTCATCTTGGCGACCAGGGCTTTCTCGTTCGGGGTGAGTTGCTTCAGTCCCGGCCTGGCCTTGGCTTCGGTGGCCTTGCTCACGACTGGTGGCCCTCCCGGATGCCGAAGGTGTCGTTACGGACGAACTTGAACTGGTCTGACGAGAAGTGGCGGAGGCAACCGTCGTGGTCCAGGACGATCGCGAAGACGTCGTTGGCGAAGGTGCCACCGTCGCGCACGTAGACGAGCATCCCGTAGCCTAGGTTGGTCTCGACGGGCATCGGGTTGCGGAATTCGTGGATCATTTGTCGAGTTCCTCGTCGAGTTTCTTGTCGAGGTAGGCGATGTTGTTCTTCAGCCGCTCGACCTCGGCCTTGAGGAACGCGTTCTCGTTCTTGAGGCGCGAGACCTCCTTGTCGGTGGCGACGGCTACGGAGACGGTCACCTGTTCCAGAAGCTTCAGCACTTCGGTGCGGAGGGACTTCTCGTAGGCGTCGCGTTGGTCGGTGACCCTGGCGAGTTCAAGACGCAGGGTTACTATCGGATCGTGGGTTGGTTCGTTCATCGGTGTTGGGAAGTTCGATAGCCTTGGAGACCTCGATGCCGGTGGCAACCACGGTCTTCATCGAGTCGAGCCAGTTGCGGGCCTTGTCCGCGATGTCCTGGAGTTCGGAGACGGACATATCCTGGAGGTCCTTCTTGCCTCGGTTGCCGACCGCCAGGGCAGCTGCTACGGCGGAGAGTCCGTGGCCCGACGCCTCCAGGGTCCAGCGAGCAGCCTGGAACTGGACCTGGGCCGGGGTGGCGGGATCATCGAGCAGTCGGTTCATCACGGCCCAAGCCTTGGTGGCGCCCTTGGTCTTGATCTCCGTGTCGCGGTGGATCTCGATGGCCTCACGGACCTTGTGGTTCTTGAGCAAGGCTGATCCGTTGGAGCCGTCGTAGCCGACGGCTTCGGCTGCGACCTTGGCGTTGCCACCGTTGCCGACGTAGGCTTCGACGAACATCAGTTGCTGTTCGGAGAGCAGTCCGCCCTCGGGTTCGTGGCGGACGATGAGTCCGCCCTTCCATTGGTCCTTATCGGTTTTTTTCATCGTGTTGTTTCTTGAGAGCCTTCCAGTCGATCTTGTGGGCCTTGCAGAACCGGTGGATGTTCTGGAGGTGGACGCCACCGAGGGAGTCCGCTACCTGTTCCAGGGTCTTGCCAGCGAGGGCGCCGGCTACGATGGCGTCGTGCCAGCCGACTTTATCGATCTTCTTGCCCTGGCCCTTCTCGGAGGTCCGCCAGCGGATGCCGAGGATCTTGAGCCAGCCGTAGACGCAGGGCTTGGAGTAGCCGAGCTTACGGCAAGCCGCCCGCAGGGTCATCCGCTCCGCGTTCATCTTGTGCAGGTGGGGACGCATCTCGACGAGTCGGACCGCGGTGGAGTGGAACATCTTGTGCCCGCGGAAGGAGACGGCCCCGCGCATCGAGCCTCTGTCGCCCTTGAAGGCGATCAGCGGGGACTGGATGATGGTCTCGTAGAGGTCGCTCATCGGACGTGGACCTCGCGGTAGATGCTCATCGCTTTTTCGAACTTACGGTCATCGAGCATCGGGGCCGAGGCTTGGAAGTTGAAGCGTTTGAACCCGGTGTAGCCCAGGTTGTAGGCGAGCCACGTTTCGTGGGCGTAAGCCTTGCGACCGATCGCGAGCGAGACGCGGTCCCGCAGGTGGGTGAGCCAGGTGCGGGCGTACTCGCGGGCGATGACGGGATCGTGGGCCTTGGAGTAAGGGTATGTCTTCTGCAGGGTCGTGCGACGGATCTCGGTGGTATCGTCCCAAGCTGACTTGTGGAACTGGAATCGGCCACGGGCCTTTTTGCCGTCTCCCAAGGCGAGGTCTGGGTTCTTCTCTCCGCCCGACTCGACCCTCTCGACTGCGTCGAGCCAGGATTCGGGGACGGGCGATGCCAGCACGGATGCGCTCACGCCAAAGAGCAGGTTAACTACGAGGTTTTTTAGAGGACTCATTTCGGTTGGTTGGGGGCTTCACACTTGGCTTCTTCTTCCCCTCGGCAACCTTTTTCTTTTTTTTCCTAGCCCGACCTGTGCCCGAGATGGGCAGTCCGCCGGCGTCCCCGTACTTCGCGATCCCCGCCTCCACTATCAGTCGGCATCTTTCCCAGAGTGAGATGTTATCTCTTCCGTCGTCTGCGATTCTGATAATGGGGCGGTTTTTCATATGGCTTTGATGATGATTTTGGCCTCCGTATCGTACGCATACATCTCCCAGTCTGGAGGATCGTAGGCACCGGAGTTGATTTCGGCACCCACTTCGTCCGTGGCGATGGGGCCGTTGGCGATGTCGAGCCACTTCTTATCCTTACCGCCCTTGGCGGCTGCTGCGACGATGGCCTTGGACATCAGCATCTCGTCGATGAGGTGGGCGAACTCGCCCGGACCGATGTTCCGCAGGTTGGGCGGTAGCTCCCCGCGTCTGCGGTAGAGGCCCGACTTGGCGTTCTTACCCTCGATGGAATAGGGGTGCCCGTTGCGCGCGCCCAGGGTGATGGCCGCAAGCATCCAGGCTTGGCGTTCCATATAGTTGATATCGTTGAACTTGTCTTGATCGGTGACATCGACGAGCAGGCCAGACTGCGTACGCAAGAGCGTACGTTCGCCGTCGAACATCTCCGGGTTGTTGGCCTTGATGACGGCCAGCTTCCACAGGGCACCCCGCTTGGGGGCCATCCGCAGGGCCTTCATCCGTCGGTCATAGTCCGAGCAGTGCCAGACCCCGATGTTACAGCGGAAGGCCGAAGGCAGGGCGGACGAGCCTCGGATCGCGGCCTTCATCTGCTCCGCGTTGCGGATGGGTTCGTCGCCCTGCTTGCGGATGTGGTGGACGACGATGAGGGTGGCGTTCAGTTCACCGCAGATCTGGCTGGCGACACGGATAAATTCATTGATGACGGTGGCGGAGTTCTCCTCACCGTGAAGCACGGAATTCAGCGTATCGATGACCACTAGTTGTAGATTCTTGATGTTCTTCAGAAGTGCGAAAAACTCAAGCCATTTGCGGGAGGCACGGGCCTCCTGGGTGCGCGGGTCCTTCTCGACGAGGGGGAAGGCACCGCCCGAGTTGATCGTGGGCAGGATGATGAGGTCATCGCCGGCGGCACGACGACGTTCCCCGTTCTGGTCCATATCGTGGAGGCGGATGTGGAGTTCGTCCTTATCGTCCTCGGTCGTGAGGATGACGACGGCCCCCTTGCGGAGGACGGGCATACCACCCCAGGTATCCCCCTCCTTGTTGCCGGCCACCTTAAGGGCCAGGTCCAGCATAAGGAAGGTCTTGCCGGCACCGCCTTCGGCGACGAGCAGGTGGTGCTTGCCAGCCAGGATCAGCTTGCTGACGAGGAACTGGCGGGAGGGCGGAGCGTCGAGGGACCAGCGGTGGGCGCCCCAGACGGCTAGGCCCTGGCCCTCCTGGATGATGGGCTTCTCCGGCTCCTGCATCGGGCCGTGGCTGGAGATGTCCTTGCGGAGCAGGCCCTGCCACTCGGAGTTGAACCTGGCTTCGGGCCAAGGCGGGTCCATATGGGCGAGCATCCATCCGTGGGTGGCCTGCTTGGCCTCATCGACTGACATATCGCCCTTGCGGGCGACGTGCAGGTAGTGGCCTGCGACGCGGGTGAAGGCGGACCAGCGGGTCTCGCCTCCGTCGGCACCAGCGGAGACATCCGTGGTCAGCGCGGCGGTGGTGTCGGTCTCGGGCTTGAACATCGCACCGACCTTGGCGACCTCTTCCTTCAAGGCCCAGGGGCTGGAGGGGAGCAGGGCCACCTTGGTGGCGAAGTTCGTGTCCTCGTTCTCGGAGAGGCGTTCGACGGTGACGACGCGGAAGACGCCCGACTTGCCGTGGATGGAGCCGGCCACGCGGATCGGCTGGTGGGCACGTCCGTACGGATTGCCGTCCACGCCGAGGCCGAACTGGATGTCGGCTCCGCACTTGCGGGCGATGGTGTCACGCAGGCTGACGATCTCCTGCACGGAGACGTCCGGTCCGACGGACCAGTAGACGTGACGCTTGGGCTTGCCCTCTTCGGTGGTACCGCCCGACAGGACGACCATCGACGCAGGGCCGAGGTGTTCTTCCGCGAAGGCGAGCTTCGCGTCGGTGTCGCCGGTGTCGAAGTCGGCGCACACGGTGCGGAAGGTCTCGCAGTTCTCCGCCGTGCCACGGCACTCCTTGAGAGTGCATGGGACGATGAAGGTGGCGACGCTGTGCTGGCCCCAGCGGGTCGCGTGGAAAGCGACGGACATCGAGAAGCGACGCCAACCCAGCGCGCTAGGCTCCAGGAAGATGTCCTCACGGAAGACGCCTTCGCGATCAGTGCCCTTCTCTCCGATGCCACGCAGGCAAACGTAGCCGGTAGGGTTCTCTCCGAAGAGGAGACGAAGGTGCGAGTCGATGGCGTCACCATCGACGGTAAGCTTTTTGCTCATCGTCAGATGAAGCGGATGAAGATGGGGGTCTTGGAGCCGACGTACGCCCCGGTGACGTTGTACGACATATGGTCCATCGCGTCTTCCTCGCTCATACCTTCGACGACGAAGAAGATCTCGATGCACTTGTCGTGGTCGTACACGACGACTGGCTCCATCGAGCCGGCGGTGACGCCGACGATAGCTGCTTCCAGCCCGTCGGCCAGGAGCAGTTCGTCTCCCATCTCTTCGGCGATCTCATTGATCTTCTTGAGGTTGTCTTTGCCCTCTTGGATAAGCATATCCTTGAGGACGTTTTTCTTCACTTTTTTAGAGGCCATGAAGGTGTGGATTCGGTGTTGGTTTTGGGTTTCAGAAAGTTGATGTCGAAAGACTGCATCGGGTCCTGCGGAGGAGCTTTGCGGTCCCAGCATCGTTCGCGGAAATCGCACATCACCTTGCATCGGTAGTCGGACGGGTCGGTATAAGGGCGGGGGATCTCCTCCGGGTCAAGGGTGGACACGATGACGGCGACCTTATCGATGTAGTCCTGGCAGTCGCGCGAGTCGAACGGGATGACCTCGACGTTGATTTCTGCGGTGTCGCGGTTGAGGCACGTGAAGAGGCACGATTCCAGGTTGTAGTACCCCATATAAATCTGGACCTGGGCGTAGTAGATAGGCTTGCTTTCCTTGATGCCCTTGTTGACGACGTCCTTGAAGGACGACACGCCCAGGGCCTTGTTCTCCCAGAGCATCGGGTACTTGAGGCCGGGGATT